ATTGGAACATACTAGCCATTGTAGTACATGCAGATGTATTCCATGTTAATTGATTTGCTATTCCAGAAGCAAAACCATTATTGAAATTAAAAGCAGAATTAAACATGGAAAACATGGTAGTAACTGCTCCAGTATTCCAAGTACTTAGATCTTGATTAAATGCTGTTGCTGATTGGAACATACTTGACATTAACGTAACATTTGAAGTATTCCAATTTCCTAATGGTTGGTTAAACGCTATTGCACTTTGGAACATTGTATACATGAAAACTGTTCCTGTATTTTTAATCACCCAATTGTTAATATCTGATGAACCACCATTATTAAATTTGGAAGCCAAGTAAAACATACCACCAAACTCATACACATTACTCACATTCCAAGACCCAATATTTTGGTTGAATGCTGATGCACTTTGGAACATACTTGTCATAGCTGTAGCGCTAATAGTATTCCATACCATAGTTCCAGCTACTCCAGAAGCAAATCCATTATTAAATTTAGATGCACCAGCAAACATACTATTCATAACAGTTACTTTAGTCACATTCCATGGGGTGACTCCATTTCCTAGATTAGCATTAAATGAAGTTGCATTGAGAAAAATACCCTGCATGTCAACATTTGATGTTGTGTTTATAGTCCAAGGTAATTGATTATAAACTCCTGGTGCATATCCATTATTAAAATTTGTACAGTTACTAAATGTATTTAAAAAACTTGTAACATTGACTACGTTCCAATTGCTGATATTACTATTAAAATTTGTACAATTACTGAATAGACCTCCCATATTTGTTATTGAAGATGTATTCCATTCATTGCTTCTACCTATTGTAGTAAGATTGCTACAACCATCAAAAATAATATAAAAATTAGTAACTCCAGTTAAATCAGGAACATCATTTACTCCAGATAGATTAAGATTAATACATGCAAAAAAAGATTGGGTCCCTAATTTTAATTTACCCCAACTAGATACTGTCTTTATTTTTGCCTTATCATTTATTATATTATAACCAAAAAACCAATTAAATCTATCTCCAGTAATTCTAACTGTATATGTTCCAGGTGCAGGATAGGTATGTAGTGTCTTGATTGAATCATAACTTGTAATGTTATCATACGTTCCGTCACCCCAGTCAACCCATATATTATATGTTCCAGAATTAGGTAGTGGTAGTTTAATCTGATTAGCTGCTGAGGAACTACTTTTAACACTCAACTTCACATTCCCATTAAAACTACTAGAAGGTATAATAGTAAGTGCATTAGTGTTCAATGCCATCAGAGTTATTGTTGTTGTTCCAGGTGATATTGCAGCACTAGTATTATTACCAAACATTACCTGTATATTTCCAGTAGTTCCAGTTACTGTACAAACTATCTGATACGTCTGCATTGCTGTTGCTGCACGAGATGTTACAAGATTAGATGTAAAACCTGGAGTATGCGTGGATTCAATTGTGTTTAAGTTTGTTGTTGAACTCCAGCCAGATCCAGATGCAGCAACTCCAGCTAATTCTACACCCAAAGCACTAACCAACGTAGTATCCCAAGTAGATTGGAATATCCCAGTTTTCTTTAACCCATATATTTGAAACGCCTCTCTGTTCATATATTTCCTGTTACTATGTATGAGTTAGATACTGATGATCTTGCCTTTAATGTAAAACTTAGTTGTGGAAGCATAATAAGCCCAGTATTATTAATCAGTGTTACTCCACTAGCACTTACTATTGTTAGAACACAGCTAGGTGCTGTTACAAACGAACACTCAAAACCAGGTGCTAGACCAGAGGGTATTGTTATAGTTATAGTTGCTGTAACAAGTATAACAACCCCATTATCAGCATTAGATATTGATCCAGTTATTCCTACCTCTCTAACTGGAAGTATTAATGGAACATCACCACTTCCAAGCAGTGTTGTTCCTCCAACTGTCTTGATGTTTGTTCCAGACACGAGTGTGTTCTGCTTGTTAAAGAATGTACTCCAGTCCTCCTTACTCAAGTAACCATCAACAAATGCAGTCGCCTCTCCTATTGTTACTATACCTCCAGTATTAATTAACGGAGCATTGAATGTATAGCTAGTACCAGCAGTCATTGGGATCCATGTTCTAGTTCCACCTATTGTAGATGATAGCACATACCCATCACTAACTGGGTTATTCAATGAGTTCTCTTTATTGTTAAATGTAGTCCAGTTTGCTGCTGTTAAATATCCTCCAACACTAGCTGTCGCAGCTGGTATACCTATCGTTCCTGACGATGTAATCGTCCCTCCAGTTAATGGAGAACTTGCTGTTATAGATGTGATAGTACCAGGATTACCTGAGTACTGTGGTATATTAAGTGTATTATCAATAAATGTAGCCTGTCCAGATGTTCCTGTTGTTGTAAGAGTTATCCTCTCCTGTGTCTCTAATGGATTAATTACAAACTCATTAGACCCTCCATACTCTAACCCATATCCAGGTATTATAACCTGAGCAGCATTGAACTGTACAAATGTAATATCTGTTACTCCTATTACTATAGTCCCAACTGTATTACATATGAAACCCCTTCCTCCGTTTGTATCACCAGAAAGTACAAATGTATAGTCTCCATATCGAAGTTCTCCAGGAGGACTGTTATCTGAGTCTGTTGACCTTGTCAACTCGAATGGATTTAAAGAGTCTCCAACAACTGTTATATCATATATTCCATTCTCTATCTGATCTGTCTGCTTCCATACAAGAACTCTCTCTAAGTATCCAGGAGACTCTCCATCTACACTAATAGCTCCGTTTGTTGTTGCTGTAAGTTTTGCACCAACACCACTAGATCCATTCGTATAGTTTGCAACTAGGTTTCCAGTTGTAGCTGTGTACACTGGAGAGTGAAAGTTTATACCAGATGATATGTTGTCAACGTACTGTTTTGTTGCTGCTCCTAGAGCAACTACTGGGTCTCTATTCAGTATTAGATCTCCAAGCATTGTGTCTCCAGCCTTATTAACTGGAACATATCCTAGTAGGTCTTGTTTTAACTGTAGTGCGTCATACACCGCATTCTCTGTAGGGGCCTTATCTATAACTCCATTTGTTATAGAGTCTTGTATAAAGTCTGAGTACGTAGGAATGTCTGATATAGTAACAAAATAATCTATATTGTTGTTTGTGAATTCATCTAGATCATAGTCAGATGGATTAAACGGCATGGCATCCTCAGTTGTTGCCATTGTATATGTTCCACTTGGCTTGTTTGGATACTGAATTATAACTTGTCCCTCAACATCGTCCATCTTAAGTGCTGTTGTGGCACTATCTATAGACATGTCTAATGACCCAGGAGATATAGATAAATCACTATAAAATCCAGTGTCAGTGTTAGATACTGTAACCGCACCAACCTCTGCAACTATTGATTTATTTGAGTCCTCACTATATATCTCGTGTATGGACATCCCATATCCAGTATACTCTGACTGGTAGTCAGTATTTGTTGGACTTGTGAACGAATTAAATACACCTAGATCATTTAGTGTGTTTGTAATAGTGTAGTCACCATACTCTCCAGGTAAGTTGTCTATTACCATATCATTTGTGGTATGGTTCCCTACGTTTGTTACCTGCTGCAGGTTTGGAACCTCAAAGAACTCTTCAAGGTAGTTATACACTACAGTTATCACATCTCCAGCATACAATTCGTTTATTACTGTCACAGTGCTTGGAAGTGAGTACTCATATGCAACAGGATGTAAAGACGTGGTGTTTACAATTACCTGAAGTATATTATTTATTGTGTTTGATAACGTAAATATATTACTTCCATTATAATCAAATGTCTCCTTAACTAGTTTTGGAACCTGTATAAGTTTCTCTAAGTCTATTAGTGATATCAGGTAGTCCTTGTTCTTCTCAAGTATTCCGTTTCCAGATATAAACTCTACGGATACAATTAAAAAGTCTGGCTCTACAAGGTCTTCAACAATATTATTTATTCTAAATAGTCCAAATATATCTATGTAGTCTGACTTCTGTAATAAAATTTTTGTTGTAGGAAGCACGTTTAAGAAGTGTCTAACGTCCTTTCCACTTAGTGTTTTTTTACTTAAAACAAATGATGTAAGGTCCTCTATTGGGTATGTGATTTGTGCCTCTGTCTGAAGTGTTATAGTACCCTCATCCCTCTGCTGCCCCATATAAATCGCGTCATACCTAAACATAACAGCGTTAGGTATGTTTATAGCGCCACTCTCGTTGAAGTAGTCAGCAATCTTATTCGGTGTAAAGTTTTTAGTTATGTATCTGTTATCACCATCAGATCCTATCCACTTATCATTTGACGATACCTTCTCATCTACTTTGTAAATACTTATTTTTGTCATTTTCCTTGTCCTTTATAGGATTTTTTATAGTTCTTGCTCTGTTTTAAAGACGATGTCTTTGACTTGGAATGAATACCAGGCCTATTTACATTCTTTTTAACAGACTTGATAGATACTGTTTGTTTAGCCATACTACTACTATAAATGATATTATTACTACTACTAACCAGTTGATAGACTCTCTTTCTACTTCCTTTTGCTTTTTCTTTACAACAACATTTGTTGTTTGTTTTTTTTCTTCGATCTTAGACGTTATCTTTTTTTTTATATATATAGACTTATCTTTTGTCTTTTTGTACGTTAGAACTACGTTTCTGTATACCTTACCATCTATTACTATGTCTACGCACGTGTCGATTGGAGTTATAGTTAGTTCTTCTGTAAATATGTCTGTCTCGTTCTTAACATCTATAATATCTTTTGTCGCAATTTTAACCGATATTTGCGACACAGAATCCTTCTTAACCTCATCTATAACTACCTTCCTGGAAGAACAAGATGCTAGAAGTACTGCACATGTTGATACTATCACGTACACCCAGAATAGTATCCAGTTTCTGTTTTGACTTGTCATGATATTGTTATTGTGATATTCTTTGCGTCCTTCATCTTTGCAAATAATGAGTCGAATGCCTTCCTTGATTTTGTGATGTAATCCACTGACCTGTTCTTGCCAACAAGTATGCAGCCCTCAGTGTCGTGATTGGAGTTTCCTGCGTGGATACGCACACCCTCAAAGTTAGGGACACTTATTAATAACGGAAGAAGCCTCTTGAACCTATTAGACTGGTTAACTATAACCTTATAAGTCCCCTTAGGTATTGCTGTCTCTCCCTTTATCTTTACGAACTCTCTCTCTACATCTTCTAGAGTATAGCACTCAAACTTTCCATCAATTGTAAGCTCTCCTATGGTAGAGTTACTTGTCTTGTGTAGTCTCTTTATCTCTATTCTCATTGCGCTTAAATATTTCGTAAATTTTTACTGACGTATATATAATAGACAAAACAAGAAGTAATATCTTTAATGTGTTCTCAATATTTGTAAACGTCATAAAGAATGTCAATGAGTTTATTATATACAGCTTAGTTGACTCCATTAATTATTTTGCCTTGTCTATGATAGACCATATTGATCCAATAACTGTTGATATTAGTCCAGATAGTGCCATATATGACGCGTCATCTGTGTACCCCTTTAAGACCAAAACACCCCCAACAAATGTTAGTCCGTGTCTAATAATACCTATTACCTGTTCTTTATTCATCTCTATTTTGTTTTAATCCGTTAACTATATCTGTGAATCCTTGTATGCTAATGTATGCTGTGGCTATTATAACCCAGTCTGACGAATCTATGTCGCCTAAGAATAGTCCGACGCAGGTTATTACAAATACTAAAAGTTTTCTACTTACAAACTTGTTAAGTATCTTATCTATCTGCATACTACCATAGCGCAACCATACCAGTCGCGTTTGTTGTTGATGAGAACACTCTAACTATCTGCAACGGTAGAACAACCCCCACTGGAACTGATACCAGTGTCACGTCGTCTCCACCTGCCGTTAGTACGCGAATTGTACCACCTGATCCTGTGTAAAGTACACATGGTTCTGTTGATAGTCCATCCGCAGCACTTGGTGATGCTATGTTAACTGTGTCAGACTTTACTACTGCCTTTGCTCTGGTCTGCTGTAATTTTTGATATGCCATTATTTCAATATTTTATTTATTAATAGATCTGGGTTGTTTAGTGCCTGCTTTCTCTTAGAGCATCCACAGTCCTTGTTGGCTGATCTTGCAACCTTCTCCACAACCTTCTTTACTCCAGTTGCCGTTGTTATCTGTTCTATTCTATCTCCTAGTAACATAACATTATTTTTTAGTTCCTCTTGCTCTTCTGTCTCCAGGCATCGCGCACTTTGATCCTCGGTTTGATGACGCGCTCTTCATAACTATTCCATCCTTTGTGTGGCTAGCATCTAGTCCGTCTCCGTTACCGTACGTTCCACGCTTTCTATTCACAGCATTAAGCTCGACACGCTTCTTTACCTGATCAGGGGACTTGTTGTACTCCTTCTGGTAGTCGTTGTGCCTCTTCTTCGCCTCTGGATTGGCAGCGTAATATTTGGCTGTTCTTCCTGGCACTATTTCTTCTTCTTAGCGATCATCTTCATGAAGTCAAACTTCTCTTTCTTCTCCTTTTTTACCGCCTCTACCTTTGGTTTTGCTGCTGCTTTTTTCATTTTTTCTTTGTTTTACCTGCCTTAGACAGGGCGATTGCTATTGCTTGTTTTTGTGGTTTTCCACTTTTCATTTCTGTTCTTATGTTCGCGCTAATAGTCTTAGCGCTGCTTCCTTTCTTTAGTGGCATTATTTCTTAGTATTGCCCTTTAGGTAAGACATCTTACCCTTCAAGGATTTTGCTGATTCGTACTGTGCAGCCTTCTTTTTTGTGGCCGCCATAGCTGTTGTGCATTTTTTCTTCATGATATTTTATTTATCTTTGCAAAGATAATAATATAAATCAAATGAAATACAAGCCATACGCAGACTACCTCAAGTACTGGAGGGCAATAAAGACGCTCATTCGTCACAAGTACAACCTCAGTAGCTCCGATATCGACATACTCCTTTTCGTCTACAGCGAGGGTTACTTCCGTCACAAGCAGTTCTGGGAGTTCGAGTCTGGACTCACCTGGGAGAAGGACCGATTCAAGAGAATGATCGCTGACGGCTGGATCACACTGTGGAGGCCGAACAAGAACGGTGAGGCTGCCCTGTATGAGGCCTCCTACAAGACTCGTAGGGTTATAACCGACATATACGAGAAGATCGAGCTCAAGGTACACGTCTCAGAGAACCCTACATCTAACCCTCTGTTCAAAAAGGATGCGTCATACAGTGAAAGAGCCTCCAGGCCCATTATTCGTAAGATGAATCGTACGCGTAAGGAGCTCAAGAGGCTTAGGGATATCGAGGATCAGAAGATCTAGAGGACCACGACTATGTCTCTCTCCAGTATCACCGTGTACTTGATGTCGTTTACCAGCATCGTGTATCCAGCGTTCTTGTCGTAGTATATTATGTCTCCCTCCTTCACACAGTCCACGTTGGTTCCAGGTTTCACAACCTCTCCCTTCTTGTACCTGAACTGGTCGGTCTCGTTTCCAGTGAGCAGAAGACCCGACTGGGTCCTGATCTGCTCTTCTATTGTGTTTATTACTAGGTATTTATTGATTGGCTGCATACTATATTGTTATTGATAATACCTCTCTTATGATCTCCTTGTCTGGATCTATTACAAATCCTAGTTGCTTCATCGTTGCTGCCTCTAGTGATACACCGTTCTTCTGTTTTACCCATAGCTCCTGAGCAAACGTAGAGTCTATTATCTCATAATTCTCATCCCTTGTCACGTTAAATATCGCAACCTTTACCTGGAAGTGCTTCATCTTTGGTTTTTCAATATATGTGCCATTTGATACTAATCCACTATAAAGTGGTGATCCGTTACTTATTGTTGTTGATGTTATCATGCTCGTGTCATTGTTATTATTGCGTTAGTACTAAGTATTGTTGTGGCCACACTGACCGCGTTCTTGAGCGCGTTCTTCGTAACCTTAAGAGGGTCGATTATACCCATCTCGTACATGTCACCGTACACGTCGTTCTTTACGTCGTATCCAGTGTTGACATCTGACGCGCACTGCTCCATGATGTCGTACCCGTCGTTCCCTGCGTTCTCGTGGATCTGCAACAGTGGAGCCTGTATAGCCCTGGCCATGATCTGCATCGCCACGTACTTCTCTGGGCTGATATCCTCTATCATGTCGTCAGCATCTGCGATGATCCTGTATGACTCGTTGAATAGTGCTAAACCTCCTCCTGGAAGGATTCCCTCCTCAAGTGCAGACCTTACTGCGCAAACAGCATCGTCTACTCTGTCCTTTCTCTCCTTCTGCTCCAGGTCTGAGTTACCACCAACGTATATAACAGCGATTCCACCTGTCAAACTTGCGATTCTGTGCTTAATGAACTCCTTGTCGTTCTTCTTCTGTGCAGCATCGTGTGCTACCCACAACTGGTCTACCCTGTCGGTTACCTCCTTGTCCTTACTCGCTGGCTTTATAATAGACGATGTGTCTCTACCTATGATGATCCTGTCTGCCTTACCAAGGTCTTCGATTGTTATCAGACTCAAGTCGTCACCTGTGCTCTCTGAGAAGTACTTGGCCCCAAGTGATATAGCTATGTCACTCATCAGCTCGTTCATCTTGTATCCGAACTCTGGTGGTGATATGTTACAGAACTTCAGCTTGTTCTTCACCACATTAACAGCCAACGTGTTGATCACGTTCTGGTTGCACGGCCCTATGATGAGCAGCTTCTTGTTCTCCTGTATAACCGTCTTCAGCACTCCCTCTATCGACAGGATGTTGGAGATCTCCTGGTCCGTAACCAGCACCAAGACATCGTCCATGATGCACTCGTCGTTCTTGAAGTCGTTCACGAACATGTTAGACGTGTAACCCCTTCCAATCTTGATACCGTTTGTGAACTCTGAGTACGTATCTGCCGTCTGTGAGTTCTCGATTGTCACGATTCCATTCTTACCAACCTTGGTGTAGGCACTCGATATGATCTTACCGATCTCGTTGTCGTTGTTGGCCGAGATGGATGCCACGTTGTGCAGCGTCTTTCCACTCACCTTCTTGGAGGATCTCTCCAGGCTGTGGATGATACCGTTGGCAACACTGTTTATGTTCTTGATCACCTCTGTCACGTTGTGCCTCTCGTTCAACAGATCCTGTCCCTGTCTCACGATGGCCTCCGTAAGCACGATGGCCGTTGTGGTCCCGTCACCAGCACTAGTGGCTGTACGGTCTGCCGCCTCTTTCATCATCTTGACCGCCAGGTTCTCCACTGGGTCTAGCAAGAAGATTGACTTAGCCACGGTTACCCCATCTTTCGTAACAGTGATCCCGTGCGTGTGGTTTGGTGACTCGATCAGAACCGTTCGACCCCTTGGTCCTAGCGTGCTCTTTACCGCCTTGGCAATTGTAGTTATGCCATTAATTAGTTTCTCTCTTCCTTCCTCGTCGAACAGTAGTTCCTTGGGACTGTATCCAAATTCTTCCATGATTAAATTAAATTTATTGGCAAATATACATAAAAAAAGCCAGACTTATATGCCTGGCTAATCAACTGAATTGGTAATGTATTATTTCTTCTTCTTAAATATGATGTTGTGCATAGGAGCCTTCATCTCCTTTGACATTGCCATGGCGCTAGCCATCATCATGGACTCTTCGACCATCTCTTTTCTCTCGTGTAAGGCTTTGGCTTCCTTGGCCATCCTGTACAAACCAATCTCTTGGACTGGCATCTTCTTGTTTATACCCATCTGAAGTGTATGCTAATAAATGTTAAATATATGATCAACTCGTTGTCGTCATAGTCTTCGTCTATCGGATAGAATCCCCAACCTATAGATGGACCGATGTTAAATCTGTTCTGGATCTCAATCTCCATAATTTTTTTTACAAAGATATAAAAAAATATTAGAAATTTTTAGGTGTTGGGTTATATATTCAGATCACGTGAACCGTCCAAAATGGAAACTCATCTTTTTTCGAGGGGTGGGGTAGTAAAAGTAGGATTTCCCTGCAGATTTTTAGGCTTTTCCTGGGGTGCCTGGTGGGTACCTCTCCAGACCACATGTGAACATGTATAGGCTCCATTCACGTTGGTATATGCCGTTTGTTACAAATAAATGTAAAGAATGAATAAATAATGTAAGCCGAATGTAATGAATTCAGAACCGTTACATCGTGTTAACCGTTGATATCACTACGATTACCTAGTAAAATGTAAAGATGCGCGTTTGGTACCTATATACCTAGCCTATATACGTTTTATATATTATACTTTTTTTTTCGCTGTGAAGAAGGGTAGTAAGTTTACATTCTTACATTTTTGAGGCTCAAGTCAATGATACCAAGGGCTACGGCGATGTAAGACTTTTTTAAACTTTACATTATTTTACATAGTTTTACATTCTAGGGGCTTCCCGACGTTTTCGTTACATTTTCTGCGCACGGTACCTGATTTTGGTACCAATCGCAAATTTGTGCTCAGAGACCCTCACACGGGCAACAACAAACCATCCCTTACGCGCGTGTACTTATATATCCAAAATAGGAAAATCTCATAACTCACACATTACCAACAACTTAATATAATTGTTAAAATTTCATAGCTTGTGAGCCCAATAAAACCGAGCCAAATGTTAAATGTTTGTTAATTAATTAGGATTATAATAGATAGTCGCCGTATGTTTGCAGTGTTCAAAATGATTGAATGGCTGTGAGTGACAGTCTCCCGAGAGGGCAAACACTCCACGAACCCAAATAGGTAGTATGTGCGAGACTGAGGGATTAAAAGCCTTATTGGTCGGATTTCAGTGTGTGAGCATTGGTCTAGGAAGATAAAAACGTACATGGATGTGTTATCCATGCTGATGAGCCACAGAATGGCGAAACGTATAAAACTATTTATCATGAAAGTATTTACATTGAGACTATCGCGTCCTGATTTCCAAAATGAAGTAATAATCCTATTCAGAAAGAAAGAGGATGCAATCGCAGAGTTTGAGCACAAAGCCAATCAATTAAATTTAAAAAAGGTAGCTTATGACTTTGCTTATATAGACAACATAGAATTGTCTATAATAGAAAAACAGGTTAACTGATGAGTCTTAATTAGACGAAACGTCGTGAGACGTCTTAACCATAAAACATATTTTATCATGACAAAACGAAACGACATCCTATTTTGGGTATTGGTAGCTGTGCTATCAATCACAATTCATTTACTAACTCCTAACTACTACAGATAACATGGGACAGAACTTGAAAGACATCGGACTTTGCCTAATACTATGGGCAGTATTTATAATAGTAGTATCACTGTTCTAGGTTAACTGACGAGATCTAAATGATCGAAACTCCTTCGGGAGTCTTAACCAATATATTTAACTATGAAAAAGTCAATCTATCAGCACATCAACGAGGCGTACAAGGACGATGTTCCTACACTAGAACAAGTGACCGCCATCATTAAGGAGCATGCTCCAAACATCTATCATCCTGACTGCACGTTTGAGCAGACAGTATTTTACATTTACAACGACTATAAAAACTTTATCGCATCATGGACAAAATAGAACAAGCGAAGGCTATACTTAAAGAAGCGGGTTACTGTACGGGTAGCCTATGGCACATAAAAGATGTTAAACAATATCACGAGTGCACAGACGAAGAGGCTTATGACATACTAGAACAAGTATTGGATAGTGATTGGATTACAGAACAAATATTTAAAGAGATAGATGATACTACAGAAATATAGACGGCAGTTCGGAGAGAAGTCGATAACATTGGCACACGGTAGCAATCCTGTTACCGTGCCATCATCATTCGAGCACAAGCACATAAACAATTACCTAGTGGCGATTGAGTTCCCGCAGTGGTTCCTAGACAAGCACAAGCAGACACTAGAAGAAATTGAGTTCAGTACTAATTTATTAATAGAGAGACTATGCGACCAAGGATAACAGTAATAACACAGACCATACGGTCAATCAGAGAGCGTGAGCAGAAGTTCACGGCGCTTGTAAAGTACGAGTGCAAGGATAACCCACAACTGACATGGCAACAAGCCAAGAGAGAAGTTAAGTACAGAATTTTTAATAACACAATAAGATGGATAAAGTAGTAGAGAGAGCACTAATAAAGGCGATGGTCAAGGTCATGAGCCTAGAGGATGAGTTAAGGCACGTGGACAATGCCACGTATGACGACGGACACCTTGAGATAATCAGGGGAAGTATAGAGCGCGACCTAGAGGCGTGGAAATTAATCTTAAAACTAATTCAGAATGAAAGCAAAGGTAATAGTAAGTAGGGGTGCATATAGCATAGGTCATGATTGGTGTTTGGTATTGGAGACAAAGAAACACCACCAAAGGTTCTACCTTGGACAAGATAACAAGTTCTGCGTCAGAGTCTTGGGTCTGACTACATCAGAGGTGGTGTTCAGGATAGGAACCCGTGAGATAGACAACGACACGAAGGGCAACCGCATATTGGCGAAGTTCATATGCAAACAACTAAACATTAACGGACACAACTTCAAGCGCATCGAGGCTTGGGGTCTGTGTGCACAATAACTAAAGACATGACACATTTTAAAGCAAATGAATTAGAGTATTTAAATGAGTTCACAGAAAAGTGGACTACACTAGGACTGCCTTGTACAAAAATAAGAGTCAAGCCAAAGGAGACACAACTAGACCTTCAGATTGAGGTGGCTAGGAAGACGAGTATTAACATAGTAACATGTGGAGAGTGCGGGAGCACACTACTACACAGACAAGCGGACGAGATTATAACATGTCCTGACTGCGGATTCAGTAGTGAGCCTTGCGACTTCCCTGACTTAAACTACTAGACATGAAAGAAGGATATAAGGTTAATCCGACAATAGGCAATGGTTTATTTATAGAAGTATATAACTTTATAGGTTTAAATGAAGTAGGTCAATATAGATTTATAATACAACCAAAAGAACAGTCCGATAGCATAGTAGGAATTTGGAAACCAAAAACAAAATGAAAGAAGAGTATATCAGAATGCGCAATAGTGGGCAGTATAACATAGAGTGGTTCCACAAGTACTACAGAAGTAAGGGGGGCAACGACGTCCCCTTGCAGACGTTCCACATGGTGTTCAGCACGGCTAACCTAGACCAAGTTCTAGAGAGAATAGATAAAGAGTATGAATTGACATCGTTATACGATGTACAGGGTAAACTAATAAAGACATGGCAATAAAGATAACAGACGACTGCATTAACTGCGGACTATGCGAACCCGTATGTCCCAACAATGCGATATACGAGCCCGACGTGGATTGGCGATGGAGCGACGGCACAAGCCTGACGGATAACACACCACAGGATCCAAGATCGAGCGACGTGTTCTACATAGTGGAGGAGAAGTGCACAGAGTGCGTAGGTTTCTACGGTGCGCCACAGTGCGCGGAGGTGTGTCCTTCGAATTGTTGTGTGCCTGACACGTACGAGACAAATTTACTAACTAAAAAACATAGACTACATGGAAATAATTAACGGAAGGTGGACGCGCAATGGAGACGCGCTGACGGTGATAGACAACCAAGACTTCACGGACAGACTGATGAGAGTGAAAGAGTTTGCACGTGGACGTGAGTTGACGCATAGCAAGGTTCAAGTACTGTTCAGAATATTGGACACGGACGAGTTAGTTGACGACGCGCTGAACTGCGTGTTGGGGATGAGTAACCGACAGATATCTCAACTGTTCTAGTGGAGGTCGGTGAGAGAGTAGTGTGCGTGGACTCAAGCAAGTTGCCACACACGTGCGACGAGTTATCTGTAGACGTACCCAATTGGGTAGTCGAGGACAGGCAGTACACGATAAGAGAGATACGGGAGCACGACTTCGGAGCCGTCGGAGTGCTACTAGAGGAGGTAAGGAACGAGCCTAGATACTTCAGGCTCATAGACAGAACAATAGAGCCGATGTTTAAGATATCAAGGTTCAGAAGACTGAAGCCGAGAGAGGTGGAGGTCTTGGAAGAGATAAACGCCATCTGATGAAATAGGATCCTTGTAAAAGATACAATGTAGGCCGTCTGTGTGCGTGAGTCAAAGTAGGAATCAGATGGAAATGAATTCATAGTCCTGCAAACACAGACATTCTTGACTGCTCTGAGAGAAGGGCTTAATTTTAAAACTAAAACAAGATGGATAAAAAATTTAACATTAAAGATGTAGAGATACGTATCGTATGGACGGGTAGGTATAGCCACCCTATAAAAAGAACTAGGTACAGATATATTCCAACGGGAAAAGTATTTTATACAATACCCGATCTTCACAGACACTTATTAGAACTATGAAATACAGAAACAGAGACGGAGAGTACCTCTACCTATTCAATTGGGTAGAGGGTGGTTTTAACGATGTGTGGGCAAAGACAAAGCGCAAGGCCTACGCAAAGGTTATGAGGGAGCGACGAGAGTCGGCAGAGAAGTATCCAACACACGTCAAGTTGACACCCGACTACGGGTCGATGAGACGTTGCACGTATGAGGAGTATCAACAACAAAATAGGATGGGATGGATGTTATCGAATTAATAGTAAGTAAATTAAACGAGGGGCAAGAGAGCGATGTCCCTCAGTACACATGGGATACAATTCCCGAGAGTTTAAAACAGTTTTGGTACAATCAATTAAAATAAGATATGTCAAGTGTAACAGTGGATGTAGATGTTGACTTAGATGAGTTTGACTTAGATGAGTTACTAGAAGAGATCGAGTCTAGGTATTGGGGAAGTAGTAAAATAATAATTGATGAGTGGGCAAGTAGCTTTACTCATATAGAGATAAAAAATTTATCACTAGTGGACGAACTTAAGATTGATTTCTTAAAAAATAACTTAGATAAAATAACATTAAACGAACTAGAAAATTTAGTAAAATGAAAGAAGAAGCACAAAGAATTTTAGAGTTATTCAATGGGGACTACGCAAGTGGACTGAAATGCATCAACGAGTTGATAAGAGAGACGGGAGCAAAGTATTGGTACGACGTAAGGAGAGAGTATGAACAAGCGTAAGAAGGTAAAGGCGCAGTTAATGTACTGCCTGTGCACACTACTACTAGAGTGCCTAGATGAGTTGAAGCCTACCACCTTCAGGATGTGTAAGTTTCAGAGTGACCTGATAGGGTTCTGTGAGGAACTGAACAACGAGGTGGCAGACACCAACGTGATACAGAGGGGGACGTACTTCCAAGAGTTGAGTAAGAAGATTGACACACTAATAAGAAAGAATTATGAAGAATGAAATTTGGAGGGACGCATCATGGTTCCACAAGTCCACGAGGCTTGACACACCGTACTC